CGGACCCGTGCAGCTGATATGGCAACCATCCAGGAGATCTCGCCGGCGCCCTGGCGCTTGATGCTCCTGCCGGCGTCATTCTCTGGTGTGCCGTACCACGTCGAGCACCAGGCGCGCTCGAGCGGGCGCCGCATCGTGATGCACGAATACCCGAAGCGCAACACGCCCTATGCCGAGGACATGGGCCGGCACGCGATCCGCTACCAGGTCACCGGTTACCTGATTGGGCCTTCCTACAACCTTACCAAGCTGGCGCTCATCACCGTTCTGGAAAACGCCACCAGCGGCCTCCTGGTCGATCCGTACCTGGTGACGCCGATGATGGCGGTATGCGAGCGCTATTCGGTCACCGAGGTGCGCGAGCGCGGCGGCTACTGCACCTTCGATATGATGTTTGCCGAGGCCGGCAATCCTGGCAACTCGCTGGCACAGGCCGACACCGGTTCGGCGGCCAATGCCAGCGCCGATGCTTCCTCGAATGCCGCGGCGGAGAGCTCCAATGGCGCCGCCTCGACCGCCTCGAGCGGCGGCTTTGACGAGGCCGGCTTTGAGGGCGGCTTTGACACGCCCGCCGACAGCGGCGGCGTAAGCGGCGACGGCGGCGGGGGTGGCTGGTGATCTCGTATCTGCAGGGTGACGAGGCGGTCGCCATCATCGATCGGATGCTCACCGCCTTGATGGACGGCATGCCGATTACCGGCAGGCCCGGTTCGGATTTAAGAAAGCTGGTTGGCACCCTCAAAGCCAATTCTGCCGCGGCCATCAACAACGGCACGGTCGGTACGCAGCTGCAGGCCTGTTTTGATACCGCGCTCGCCGCCGGCGCCACGCTGCCCAACATGGATAACGTGCGCATCGCCATGCTCAAAGAAACGCCGCAGTATTTTATCGGCGCCGCGATGGCTTGCGCCGGCGTCATCTTTTCGCTGGTGGAGCAGACGCGGATGATTACCGCGATGACGTTTGTGAGCCGGGCCGATGTCGAGGTCATGCTGACAAAAATGAGCGACATTTTCGACGAGGCCAAGCTCGCCATGTCCAACATGATTACCGGCATCAATTACGAATACCTGGTGGCGTTGTCGGCTTCGCTCATCCAGCACCTGGCGGCCACCGAGCGCATGCTGCCGCGCATGGTGTCTTATCAACTGCCGGCCAGCCTGCCGGCGCTCAACGTGGCGAACCTTTTGTATGGCGATGGCGCCCGCTTCGACGAGCTCATCGCCGAGAATAAGACGGTGCATCCGGCCTTCATGCAGCGCGACCTGGTGGCGTTGTCGGAATGACCGATATCCGCGTTGTGAACGTCACCAATCTCCGAGGGATTTGGGCCGATTGGCTGTTGCTGCCGAACGGCATGCTCGATCAGACCGAGGAGCTGGTGAACGTGGTCAAGGTGGCGCTGCTTACCGATGCCATCGCCGACCCGACCGATATCCTGCCCGACCCCGACTCGACCGACCGCCGCGGCTGGTGGGGCGACCTGGAGGCCGAGACCATCTGGACCGGCTGGCCGATCGGCTGCAAATGTTGGCTACTCCAGCGCGCCAAGATTACGCCGGCGGAAGCGCGCGAGGGCTCAACGCTGGCGCGGGCCGAAGGCTACTGTCGCACCGCGCTGCAGCCGATGATCGATAACCAAATTTGCACCGCCTTTACGGTTGCAGCCACGCGCGTGGGGCTTTCCCGCATCGACGTGGCGGTGACCGTCTATCGCGGGCCGCGCGAAGAGATCCAGCTGCAATTCCAGAACCTCTGGACAGAAATCAGGGCGCAATAATGCCGTGGACCACGCCGACGCTGCGAACCGTGCGCGAGATGGTGCGCGGCGAAATCACGGCCAAGGTTCCCGGCGCTTCCTATGTCGGCAACTCGGTATTGCGGGTGCTCGCCGACGCCCAGGCCGCGCTCGCCCACCTGGTGCTGCGCTATCTCGATTGGCTCGCTTTGCAGCTCCTGCCCGATACCGCCGAGACCGAATGGCTCGACCGGCATGGCGATATTTGGCTGGTGAATGCCGACGGCAGCGTGGGCCGCAAGGTCGCGACGCTGGCGCATGGGTCGGTCACCATGACCGGCACGCCGGGGATCCTGGTGCCGGCGGCCACGCAATTGAACAGCCGGGTGGTGACTTACGAGACGCTGGCCGATGTCACCATTGGCACTGGTCCGACGCCGGCGGATATCATCGCGCTCGATCCCGGCACGTTCGGCAATCTTAACGAGGGCGAGCTGCTCAATTTTGTCACCGCGATTTCCGGCGTCGACGGCTCCGCAGTGGTGGTCGAATTAACCGGCGGGACCGATGCGGAGACCGACGCCGAACTGCGTGCGCGCATCCTGCGCCGCATTCAGAACCCGCCGATGGGCGGCGCCGCCGGCGACTATGAAGCCTGGGCACTGGCCGTGCCGGGGGTGACGCGGGCCTGGGCCGCGCCCGAGCAGGGCACCGGCACAATCACCGTGCGCTTCCTAATGGATGATTTGCGCGCCTCCGACGATGGTTGGCCGACGCCGGACGACGTGCTGGCGGTTGACACCTATATCGAGAAGATGCGCCCGGTCACGGTGAAGGATTGTTATGTGCTGGCGCCGATCAAGGAATTCCTCGACATCACGATCGCCAACCTGGTGCCGTCCAACCCCGAGGTGCAATCGGAAATCGAGCAGAGCATCCGCGACATGCTGTTTGCGGAGGCAGCGCCTGGGCAAACTATCTATGCCGCCTGGGTGAGCTCGGCCATCATGAATGCGCCGAGCGTGCAGTCGTTTAACCTGGTCACCACCGCCGACTATGTGATGCCGTCGCTCGGGCACATGGCGGTGCTCGAAACCATTCTTTACGAGTAATGTTGTGAGCGACCGGCACCTGCGCAGGTTCGGCGACGATTACAAGCAATCCTTTCTGTCGCTGTTACCGCAGGGCTATGCGTGGCCGCGGCACGCCGGCGCGTTGCTGGTCGACGTGTGCTGGGGGCTTTGCGAGTATTGGGGGTTTGTCGACGGGCGGGCCGCTGACCTGTTGGAAATTGAAAGCGACCCGCGCACGACCGTCGAGCTGTTGCCGGATTGGGAGCGCAATTGGGGCCTTCCCGATCCTTGCTATACGGCGCCGCAATCCATCGACGAGCGTCACCTCGCGTTGCTTATGCGGATGACAATGCTCGGCGAGCAAAGCCGGGAATTTTTTATCGGTATCGCCGCGCAAATCGGTTATTCGATCACGATTACCGAATACCGCACGTTCGTGGTCGGCATCGATCACGTTGGCGATGCGCGTGTCTATGGTGACTTGCCGCCCGACCCGATGCGCAACGAGTGGGGCGTACCCATTATGAATGCGCGCGGCGATGCGCCGGTCGCCGATGGCGCGCTGTCGGAGTGGCCGTATTACGGGCTCGGGCCGGACACCAATCGCTTTTACTGGACCGTGCATGTCGGGGAAGCAAAGTTAACCTGGTTCCGTTGCGCATCGGGCCAATGCGGCGTTGATCCGCATTTGCGCATCGGGCTCGCCGACGACCTTGAGTGTCTGCTCAATCGCTGGAAGCCAGCGCACACGACCATCATCTTTGACTATTCCGGCTTGAGTAATCCCGGCGATCCGATGGCCGGGACGCCGTAACCCCCTTCAGCACTCGTTTTGGAAACCTCGGGCGGCTGCCTTTCGGCGGCCAACGCCCTAGAGAGAGGATTCGCGTCTATGAAATACGAAGCCCCCTATGGCGCCCCCGGGTCAAACGATCCGTATATTAATGGCAACCCCTCGACCGGGACAATGGGATCGATCCCGCCGGCGGCGTCGATTGAGTTTCCACAACGAGAGATCGTCAACCTCATCAATTGGTCAAGCCTGACGCCCTCAGACGGTGACTTGCATCAACTCGCCAAGGCTGTGCAAACAGGCCGGGTGAATTTCGCGGCGGATATTGGATCACTGTCAGATTTTCATTTGAATTTCACGCCACCGTTGACGGGTTATATCGATGGGATGATCGCGCGCTTTCGTGCTCTGCGTAATGCGCCCGGTCCATGCACGTTACGCATTGATTCATTGCCGCAGGTGCCTTTGGTGAAACGCGGCGGCGCGGCGCTCCAGGCTTATGATTTTGCAACCAACGACATGCTTGAAGCACTTTATGACGGCCAAAATAATCGTTTTATGCTGATTGGATTATCGGCGGTTTCGGCCTTGCGCGCGCCTTTGGATTATTATGTAAACTGGGGCGGCGGCAGCGATAGCAGCGACGGCTTAACGGCGGGTACTGCATTCAAGACAATTGCTCGCGCTATTCAAGGCGCGTTGTCATTCAATCAAAACGGTTTCAACGTCAATATTCATTGCGCCGACGGTACGTCGACCGACAAGATATATTGTCCGCCCATCAACGGCAGCGGGCAAATCAATATCTATGGGAACGTCTCCAATCCGGCGGCTTGTGCGGTGACTTGTTCGTCGGGTTCGGCTGTTCAGGTTGGCGGACCAAACTATCTTATCTCGGGTTTCACTCTTAGTGCGCCAAACCCCTTATCAGGGGATGCCACTTGCGGAATTTGGGTGACTGGCGGCGGCATTTGCTACGCGCAAGCGGTCAGTTTTAGCTCATGCGCCAATGCCTGTATCGGCATGTCGGGCGGGATATTTTCTGGCGTCGGGCCGTTTGGCGTCAATGGAACGTCGTCGTGTTTCTTCGGTGTCGACTCCGGCTCTTGCATGATGCAGATGCCAAACCCGCCAAGCCTTTTTCTTCAAGCCGGAACACATTTCACCGGCGCTTTTGCCCAATGTGGCAACGGCGGCATTCTGCGCGCCATCTTTAGCTCAATCAACGGCTCGGCAACCGGCCCAAAATATAACGCTTACGGCAACGGCGTTATCAACACCGGCGGCAACTCAACCAGTTATTTGCCGGGGGATGCCGCTGGCGTTCTCTCAACCGGGGGACAATACGTATGATTCCAAACTTCAAAAACACCTATTATGCGGTCGGCGGTTCGACGACCGAGGTCTATTCGACCGTGAGCAATACTTACGTTGCGGTCGCGGATCAGTCCTATCAGGACTGGCTTGCGATCAATCCGAACGGCCCGAATGCAGCGGCGGATGAAATCGACCTTTGGGATATCAGGCAGCGAACCGCGCCGCTTCCGGCGTGGATGTTTGACGGCACGACGTTCGTGCAACCGGCGGTCGGACAATACAGCAAGGCCAATTTGCGCGGATATAATGCCAACGCGCGATACAACCATGCGAGCGGCGGCGTCGTCGTTACAAGCCTAAGCGCCGTACCATTCATGAGCGACCCGGTATCGCGTAACACGCTTGCCAATGCGGATGCTTATGCAAAGGCCAACCCTGGTCATATGACCGATTGGAAATTGTCCGACGGCAGTTTTATCAGGTTGAGCGAGGCTCAATTAGCGACGGCGCTAAATGCAATGGCGACGTTCGTGCAAGAGTGTTTCACCTGTGAAAGCACAAACCTGACCGCCATCAATGGCGGCGCGATGACGACGCTCTCCGCAATTGATAGCGCGTTTGCGGCAATCTCAAACGTGTATCCGTGACCGTCGTAAACATCACCGTTGAGAACGACGCGGATTTCTACCGCGCGTTTCAGTATGTCACGATTGACACCGGCACGCCGATCAACATCACGGGCGGCACAATGGAAATGATGCTGCGCCACCATGCCGAGGACGTTGAGGCGTTGTTGCGGCTCGCAACCGATACCGGCGAAATTGTTTTGACCAATGCCGCGACCGGCTCATTCACGATCTTGATTCGTCAGGACGTATTGGAGCGGCTTGGGCTTGGCAGTTTTGACCATTCCAACATACTCACGCTCAACGGCCTCAAGCGAAAAATATGGTCGGGGACGCTTGTCAATAACGCGGGACCGACGCGATGACGGTCGAGATCATTAACAGTGATACGCAAATAAGCGTCGTTCCGGAATCCGACGACGGCGGCGTTATCGTCATGTCGGATGCGGATATTGTGACCGCGATTGAAAGCGGTGAACAAGGACCGCCGGGAATACAGGGACCGCCGGGACCGCCGTCGAGCGTACCGGGACCGCCGGGACAACCGGGAACGTCAATCTTATACGGCACCGTCAACCCGAGCATAGGCGTTGGCAATGACGGCGATTTTTACATCAATACGACGACGCATTATTTATTTGGCCCAAAAGCGGGCGGGGCATGGCCCGGTGGCACCTCGTTGATCGGGCCGCAAGGTATTCAAGGTCCACAAGGCGTTGCTGGTCCTCAAGGCGTACAGGGCGTTCAAGGCATTCCCGGCAATACCGTTCTTTATGGCGCGAGCGATCCGGTTGCCGGGACCGGCGTGGACGGCAATTTTTATATCAATACGACGACGCATTTTATGTTCGGACCGAAAGCGGTCGGGGCATGGCCCGCCGGTACGTCGCTGATCGGGCCGCAAGGACCGCAAGGCGCGCAAGGGCCAACCGGAGCGACCGGCGCGCCCGGCGCGGGATCGCCAGCAACCGTGCCGCCGCTCATGGATGATACGGCAGCGGTTGGCACCTCGACCAATTTCGCGCGACAAGATCACATCCACCCGTCCGATACCTCGCGCGTTGCCAAGGCTGGCGACACGATGACGGGGGCGCTAACCGTCAGTTATCCCAATGCGGGAATTAATATCGATAAAAAAGCATCCGGCCAAAGCGCGGTGCTCGGAGGGCTGCTTAACAGCAAGGCACGCTGGTCGCTTGTCGTTGGCGATGGAAGCGCGGAAGGCGGCGGAAATTCAGGCAGCAATTTTGCAATTTGCAACTGTGACGATGCGGGAAATTACATCGCGACCCCAATTGCTATCAACCGCAAAACCGGCCTCGCGGTTGTCAACGGCTATGACAGCGTAACCTATGGCGCGGGCTTTCAGATCAATGCGCCGCCATCGCAACAACAAGGCGTCGTCTTAACGACAAATAATTTGGGACGCTGGTCGATAATCAAGGATGGCGCGGCGGAAAGCGGCAGCAATGCCGGTTCAAACTTTGCAATCGCGCGATGGAACGACGCCGGGGTCTATGCGGGGACGCCCCTCGCTATCAATCGGGCGAGCGGCGATGTGACGCTACAGGGAAACATTCAAGTAACCGCAGGAGCGGGCTTTGCAGGACGCGGGCCTAATGACGCGCCGGGATATGGCAATTCGCTTACAGGTGCCGTGCTTGCAAGTATAGCGGCAGGCGCAACGTTCTATGTCAGCAGGGCGGATGGCTATTGTCACATCCTCAATGCCAATCAGGATACATTTGTTTCGCTATTGTGCAGGTCTGGCAATCCGGTCGGCAACATCAGCGTTAGTACGACGGCAGCCTCGTTTAATACGTCATCGGACGCGCGGCTAAAGGAAGATTTGCGAACATTTGATGCCGGTCACATTGTCGATAATACGGAAGTTTACGATTTCAAATGGAAGGAAACCGGTGAACGATCATACGGCGTGATCGCACAACAGGCCACGGACGTTTACGCCGCACCGACATGCTATGACGAGAAAGCCGACAGATGGTTTATTGATTATTCCAAATACGTTCCGATCCTCCTGCAAGAAATGAAAACCTTAAGATCGCGCGTGGCAGAACTTGAGGCGCGTGAGGGCGCACCGAAGCGCAAACGGAAATGATGACCGTCGCCCGCTCATGGGTGAGGGAAAATGCCACGCTGGTTTATTTCCTGATCGCGCAAGCCTTCGCCCTCGTTAGCCTCGGGGCCTATGGCCTGTCGTACATGGTTAAACTGGAAACGCGGGTCAACACGATGGAGACGCGCGGCTCGCCGCATCTCGAAAAAATCGACACCCGCCTGACGGTGCTGGAAGGACAAACTCTGAGCAACAAGCAAAGCATCGACCGGATCTCCGAGATCATGCTGCGCGAGCTGCCGGTAAAGGATCGCAAATGACGCTGCAACTATTCGGACGCGTGTCCTGGTTCGGCGGCCCCGAGGATATGGGTGTGTCACCGTCAGAAGGCCTTGCCTTCATCTATGACGTTTACACCGCGCCGCATTTGTTCCTGGCGGTGCAGCCCGAAGGCACCACCGGCCTGGCGCGCCGGCTTAACCCAAGCGTGCCGTTCATTGCCACGCGCTGGGACTACGACGTGTTTCCAAAAAATATGCTGGCGAGCATGGACTACGTCGCGCTGGTGCGGGCGCCGGCAACGGGGCGGCAATTCCGCGCATGGCCTGCCGATTGGGGGCCCGGCGAGCAGACGGG